ACAAACTTGTATGAAACTGGTGGATCCGATCTTGGTAAGCTTGCTGGGAAAACAGTTAGAAAAGGCAAAACAGTATTAAACGAGCATTTAGAAACTGAATCGGCACAAAAAGGTTCTGAGGCTATAGCAGACGCAACTAAAAGAACAAAAGAAGAAATGGCAGAATTAAAAAAGTTAGCCATTGAATTTTATAATACTCAAGACCCTAGTAAAGCACAAGAGTTAGCAAAACAATTGCTAAAAGTATCTGATTCAATGAGACAAGTTGCAATGTCTCCTATCGATACTTTTGCTAATGCAAGAAAAGAACTAAAATCAGGTGAGTCTATCGCAAAAGCTAGAAAACAATCAGCAACAGTCCAACTAGACGAAAAAGCTGTAAGTGAAGCAAAAAAAATAGTTTTTGTTTCTGGGGGTTTTGCTGGTAAACAGGGAGAAGGAAGCAAAGAAATTGCTGAAAATCTTCAACCAAAACTAGAAGATGGGGTTTTAGTTATCCCTATTGCTAATAAAGCAACTGATTTAAGTACATCCATTAAAGATAATCCTTTGAAATGGGCTGGTGAAGCAGCCGCTCAAACGGTGGGGCAAGGATTGTCAGGGACTAACGAAGATTCAGTTTCAATGCTTGCTGCAGTTATCAAGGCTAGAGAATTAAATCCTAATGCTCAAATTGATTTACTTGGTTATTCTGCTGGGGGTTTTGTTTCTGAAGGTGCGACTAGATTAGCAAACCAAGCTGGTATTGAAAATATAAAAGGGGTAGCTATTGCTACCCCGTCAATGGTCGGGACTACTCAAATAGATAATTTTTCTCGTTATATGGGAGAAAATGACCCTATTAGACTAGCAGAACAAACTATGGGGGCATCAGATGTATCCAAGCAAAGTCAAGTTATTTCCGGTATTGCGTCACATTCTTCTTCTGACTACCTTGAAAACGCAGAAATTATCAAGATATTGAATAAAGAAGTTGATAAATTACAGGAGAATATTGAAGATATTCCTGATCAATTAGAACTATTTGATATGTCATCTTTGCAATTAAAACAAAGAGAATTAGTAGCTATCGAAACACAGCTAAAAGAAGTCAAAGAAGCTACAAAACCTTTAGAACATTTAAAAGTTGATAGTATAGTAGCAACCAATATTCCTAACATTAAATTAGGCACTGAAGAGAAATCGTTTGAGATTCCTAGTATTAGTTCAAAAAATAACCCGTCTAAAAATATAACAACCGACAATAAAGTTAGTAGCAATATAGGTGTTAAAGAAAAAGAACTTGTGTCACTGTCTAAACAGACAAAAGACCTAAAGTCTTTAATTCAAAGTAATCCTGCATCTGCTGATATTGTTAAAGCACAGGCTCAAACTGACGCAATTAGAAAATGGTTTAGTGATCGTTATCAAAAATTAAAAACATTAATAGATTCTGGTGAATTAGATCAAGCAAAAAAAGTAGCTAATGAAATATTAGCTGCCAAAGAACAAGCCTCTTCTGATTTAGAAGACATACTAAAATTACTCAAAGAAGCTGGACAGCCCACTTCTATAGCTTCTGGGGGAGTCGGTGCTTCTGTTCAGTCTGCAAAAGGATACTTAAGTAGTACAGGAAAAAAAGTTCAGACTGCTCAAGAAACAATTGGTATAAAAGAATTATCTCCTATTAAATCAGGACTAATTCAACAAATTCAGAAAACTGGTGTCGATACTACTACAGTAGGCTTTAAGACTCTATTCGCAAAGGCTATAGAACAATCGGCAAAATCAATAGCTTCTGGTGGGAATAAAGAGTTAATAGAGGCTAATTTAGAGAAACTAATCTTAAGCTTAAATCCTGTTTTAGCAAATAAAAATAAGACTAAAGGACTTGGCTCTGACATTATAGAAGGGATAAAAATAGGAATTAAAAGCGAGTCTGGTGATTTAAATGCAGAAATGCGGGAAATTGCTTTAACCTTACCGAAAACAATTAGAGATACACTTGAGATTCAATCTCCATCAAAAGTTATGATGCGAATTGGTCGTGACATCAAAAAAGGTTTAATACTAGGACTAGATGGAATAAAAACTGAATTAAAATTTAAGGAGATAGAGATAAAAGATTTTGTCGGGAAAGTAAAATCTTTAGACCGTGAATCTTTAAAAACTAATGTCCAAAAAGCAGGGAAAGGAATTTTTAATGCACTTCCTAGTAATGTAAGAAATGAAGTAAAGTTTAGACAATGGGAGATGGAAGAATCTGCTAAACAAATGCAACCCCTAAACCGTGAAACAATAAAAACAAATATTAAACAGGTAGGGAGAAAAGTTTTTAATATTGGAGGGATTCTTGATAAAATTGATGATTTTAAAAGTAAAAGTAAGTTAGAGCAACTTAGCACCATTGCTGATAAAGTTCAAAGATCACTTGATAAATTACCAGAACCAATTAAGAAAGTTGCTGGACTAATAAGAAACGCAATATTAGGTATAGTTGGTTTTAACATTCTTGAATCAACTATTGGTTTATTAAATAAATTTGGAAAAGAAGCTTTTCAAACAGCAATTGAAGCAGAGCGGTTAGAAATGGCTTTATCCTTAACCACAGACGACGCTGAGTCTGCTTTATCTAGGCTAAAAGTACAAGCAGATAAACTTGGAACATCTTTTTTGTCTTCTGCCAAAAACTATCAGCAGTTTAGTGCTGCTGTAATGAACACTTCACTAGAGTTTCAAAAAGATAAAATTTTTGAAGGAATAACATTAGGATTGGCTACTAGAGGTGCTAATTCCCAACAGCAAGACAGAGCTTTACTAGCTATTACTCAAATAGCTAGTAAAGGTCGTGTTTCAATGGAAGAACTTAACTCTCAGTTAGGTGAAGCAATGCCAGGCGCGTTACAGATTGCCGCTAGAGCTTATGGTGTAACGTCTCAAGAATTTATTAAATTAATTGAGTCTGGATCAGTGGCATCAGATGAATTTTTGTCGAAATTTGCAACTCAAACTACTTTAGAATCAGCAGGAGGGATTAATGTAATTAATGACACGGCTTTTGCCCAAGTTGCAAAACTTGAAAATCAATTAAACTCGCTTCGCGTAGAAATGGGAAAACCTTTATTAGAAGTGGCTAAATTAGGGATACCTACAGTTATCAGTGGACTTAGGACTTTAGAGGATCATGGAGATAAAATTGTAGCTACTTTTGTTTCGATGGGGATTGTCGTATCGGGTGTATTTGTTCAAATGTTACACAGGCTTGGTCTTTTAAAGTTAGGGCTAAAAGCACTAGGAGTTACCGCAGCATCTACAAAAGCATCAATTGCACAAATAGGTATAGGATTTGTTAAAGGGCTAGGATGGACTGCTTTAGTCTTTGGTGTAATGGAAGCTTTTAAAGGGCTTTATCAATACATCAACGCAGGCTCCGAAGAGTCTAAACGATCCCTTAAATCAACTCAAGAATCGTTACAAGAATTGAGACGATTACTAGAAAAACCTTTACCTATACCTAAAGCTTCTACTGTTATAACTGATAGTGCAACCGCAATTCAGCAATTTAAAAACAACAGAGAAAGAGATAAAAGTTTAGAGTTTACTGCGGGGGGACTAAGTGATACAACACAAATCTTAAAATTATCAACTGACACATTTAGTGATACAAAGATTACCGAATTTACGGGTAAACTTGACACATTGCGGCAAAAAGCGAAAGACCTCAAGATAGATGAAATCATAGCTAGTGGAGATGCTGACGTTAAAAAAGCTACATCTGTTCGTCAAGAAATTGCGAAAGTAAACCAAGAAATACAAGCTTTAACGGAAAAATACTTTCCTCAAATTGGGCTTATTGTTAATGAGATAGCATCTACAGAAGAAAGAATTACAGCAATTAAAAAAGTTTTAGATGATCCAGAGTCTTCTAATTCCCAAAAAGATAATGCTAGTATCCAGCTAGAAATTACTGAAGTTCAACTTAGAAAATTAAAAGAATCGCAAGAAAAATATAACGAAGCAGTCAAAGAGAATTTAGTCAACTATCAACGATTAACAGAACAAATAAATAAAGTAGCAAGAGCTTTATCTAATATTGAATTTGTCTCTAGTGGTCGAACTATTTTGTCTGAAACAGATATTAAACGACAAGTTTTATCTGGGAACCTGAAGCCGTTTGAAATAGACTTGACCGTTAGAGAACAGAGCCTATCTATTGTCAAGGATCAGTTTAATTCGCTTAATGGATTACTGGCAACTAAAGAAAAAGAATTACAAAACACTCTAACAGATCAGATTAATCAGCGAATAACTGAGTTAATGCCTGAATTAAATGGAATAGATTTTAGAACGGCATTACAGCAGGGAAGTGTGTCACCAGAAGCTATAGGTGATCGGTTACAACAGTTGGGAGATCAAGTGCCTTTTGAATTAGAACAGGTATTAGAAACAGCTAAACAGCAAGCATCTATTAGACGACAAACTTTAACTATTGATAAATCAATTGTTGATACAGAACTAGAAATTGCTAACGCTAGACGAGAGCGCGCAAGAAATGCCAGACAAGCATCAATAGTCGGTGCCAATGTCAACGAGAGAATTGCTACTTTAAGGCAATTACCCTTTGGGGGGCCAGCCGCTTCCTATCGGGATGCCTTATCAGAAGTTCGCAACCAAGAGAGATTGTTAGGAGAGGCTTATCGTCGATTAGAAAGTGCGTCAGACGACCCTAATGTGATTCAGCAAGAGGTTGATAATACCCGATTAGCCCTAGAACAAGCCCGCGCTAACCTATTACAGCAACAAACATCACTACAAGACTACTACCGCAACCTTGACCGTCAGATAATCGACTTTAATCGTCAGATTGAAGATTATAGAAGACAGATTGAAGATGCTCAACTGTCAGCTTTTAGAGAAAATCGTTCTCTATCTGAAAGTTACACTGATTTAGTCAGGGAACTCGATAAGAACCTCTTAAATGCCCAAAATCAGCTACTGGATGCGACCGATAGAATCAGGGTACAGCAAGTTAAAAACCGTTTATTAATACCCGGTACAAGCGACGCTGGTAAAGAATTAGGCGACATTTTCCTAGAATTTGTACAGGGACAAGCTGATATTGCTAGTCGCGGACGCACCTTCCAATCCCGAACCGAGGAGATAGAAACTTCCTATATCTCTACTCTAAGAAATATCCGTAACTTACAAGAGCAACAGCAAGACGCTGAAAGAAACCGACTAAAAACGATTGAGGATATTAAACGGACTCAGGAAGACCTCAATCGTACTCTAGCTGATTTAATCCGACAAACCAATAAAGAATTAGGCTTTATTCCCCAATCAATCAAGGATATTGTCACAAATCTTAATACACTTCCAGAACCAATTAAATTAATCAATTCTGAGTTAGTGGCTATTCCCCCAAATATTAAGACTTCTGGGGAAGACTTAGTAAAAAGTATAGAAGAAACTGCGGAGGCAATTAGAAAAGCTAAGGGAGGTTTAATACTACCAGCACCTAATAATTTCACCCCTGCTCCTGTGTGGAATGGGGGAGGGTTTTTACCGCCGCCACCGCCACAGTTGTCTTCAATTCCCAAAGGGTTAACACCACGCGGTCAAGAATTATCTCAGCATTTAAACAATCCTCACGTCAAGGCCTTTCTTGATATTATTGCTTACGCAGAAGGTACTGCCAATATGCCAAATAAGGGATATAACACTCTTTTTGGACATGGACAATTTAGTTCTTTTGCAGACCATCCACGCCAAAGAATCCCGTTTGGATCGACCAGTTCATCGGCATCTGGAAGATACCAGATTATGGATTTTACATGGGATGAAGAAAAAGCGAAATTAGGATTAAAAGATTTTTCTCCTGTCTCTCAAGATTTAGTCGCATTAAGCCGGATTTTAATGAGAGGTGGATTAGACGAGCTTCTTAAGGGAGATATTCGTGGGGCAATTAACGCAACCCGCAAAGAATGGGCATCTTTCCCAGGGGCTAATTACCCAGGGCAAGGTATGAAACGGATGGAAGACCTGTTAAAGGTTTACGATCAGTCTTTACGAAAATACCAACCAAATGCCCCTCGTACTCAATCCGAACTAGACGCACTGCGATATGACGGCAATCCTGCTAACAGCGGAGCATCAAACCGTATTCGACAAATCAGAAGAAATCAAGGCGGTTCACCCACTCCATCAACTTCCACCCCTAACCCTTCTCCATCAGTTCAGCAACAAATCACCAACAGATTACCAAAAAATATTCAATCTGTTTTAGTTCAAGAAGTTGGCGGAAAAACTGTATATTCTAAAAATGCTCAAACACCCCCAGCGTCACCAGCTAGTACAATTAAAGTTATTATTGCTGATTTGATTGCCAAAGAAATAACAAGCGGAAAACTTTCCTTAAAAGATGCTATCGCCATAAAATTGCCTTTGGTTGATCCACACGGACAATTAAAAGCCAATCAAGTTAAAACAGTTGAACAGCTAGTACAGTTAATGCTAGAAAAGTCAGATAATACGGCAACTAATGTTTTAATTGATCGGCTAGGTGGGCTAACCAAAGCTACAGAATTAGCCAGAAAAGAAGGTTATAAAAACACTACTATTTCTAGGTATTTAAATATACCAGGCAGTGGAACTCCAAACATTTCAACAGCACAAGACGTAACGTTAGCTATGCAGTCTTTAATTAAAAATCAAAATCCTGCAAGTCAATTAGCTGAACAATCTCTGAGACAAACAAGAAATTTTAAGTATAATAATGAAATCGGCGGAAAAATTGGAAATAACTCTAAAGTTATTGGTAACGTTGGACTGGTAAACATTAATGGGAAAGAATATATTGTAACTGCTTATGCAAACATTAACGGCAATCAACTAAATAATCGAAAAATAATAACTAATGCTACTAATGCAATTAGCCAATCCATTAAAGACTCCACCCCTAACCCTTCTCCTGCCCGTGTTTTAACAAAAGAAAAAACAAAAGAAGGAAAAGGCGGTCCAGAATTTAGTAGTCCTCCACCTATAGCCCAATTACCGGCTCTACCTAATCAAAACCGAGATAACTTCTGGGATGCCGATTTACCACCGGTTCCTAAAGACAATCCGATTAACTTCCAGAGTCCTAATTTACCTCCCGTTCCTAATCTTCCTACGGGTAATCTTGATGCGGCCGCTGATCAAATTCGCAACGCTGAAACAGCCAACCAAAACGCTGAGGAGTTTTCAAGACGGCTAGAAGAGCAACAAAATCTAAACAATGCTCTTGACAGATCAATGAAATTTAGACGGCAGCAAGAGGAAGATGCCCGTGCATTAGAACGTACTTTAAGAGATGCTTCCGAAAATGTTGCTGATTTGACTATCAACTCTAAAGGGTATTTGACAGTACAAGAAGAAATTAATAAGAGTGCTACAGAAGTCTCTCGACAATATCGCTCTCAGATTGAATCACTAGAAGACCAGCGACGGACTTTACTTTTAAATGCTGAGGCTCAACAAAAATACAGCGACGCAATAAAAGAAATCTTAGGAGAATTTCAAAGAAAAGGCATAGCTCTCCCCCCTGAATTTCTCAAAGAAATGACAGATAGTATTGATGCTTTAGCTAAAAACGCTGAATTAGCTAAAGAACAAGTAACAATTCTTGATCAAGCAATTGAACAATTAGGCAGAAATCAGGGAGTAGCTACCTTGGAAGCATCATTTAGAAAAACCAGAGATACAGTCAGGAGTATTCGTGATCGGTTAAATGATTTAACTATCCAAAGAATGCAACTAGAATTTCAGTCTGGTTTTGGATTATTTGATAATTCTGCTATCCTTGCCGAACGTATTAGCCTACAAAAAGAAAAAGAGGAACTAGAGGATTATTTAGAACCTTACAAAGACTTGCCACAGTACGCTGAATATGTGGCTAATATTCGCTCGGAATGGGAAAAACTTGCAGAATTAAGATTAGAACGAGCGGAGTTAGACGCTTCCCCAAATCGTGGCGCAGCTGAAAGCTTTTTCTCTGACATTAGAGAAGGAAAAGGAATAGGATCAGCTTTTAGTAGTCTTGGATTAAATATTATGACAAAATTTGTTGAGGGTATTACCAAGCCTGCTATTGATGCTCTAACTTCTGCTATCGATGGATTTACAAAGCCAATTACTCAAGCTTTTGAATCGCTATTTAATGCAATCATCGGGCCAGTAGGCAATTTCTTCACTAACGCTCTAAACAGTATCTTTAAACCAGCAGGTAACATCTTTTCTTCTATTTTTGGTGGCGGTGGCGGAGGTGGCTTATTTAATGGACTACTTAGCGGAATAACAGGGATTTTTAGTGGAGGACTTGGGGGACTTGGTTCGATTGGATCACTTGGTAGTGTAGGAGCCTCTAGCTTTGCTTCTGCTCCGGCTTCTGCCTTTTCTCTAGGTACAGGATTCAGCCTATTTAGTGATGGTGGGAAAGTTGGAGATGCTAATGTTCCGATAGAGAAAAATATCATTTCAGCTTTTCAGCGTGAACGAGCAATGTCGGGAGGCCGAAAACCTCGATTAATCGTAGCCAATGAAGATGAATTAATTCTCAACCCTAAAGAAACAGAAGCCTATCTAGACTACAGAAATAATGCTCCTATTAAGAACTATGCTAATGGAGGATTTGTCGGGGGTAAGCCTAATTACTCCACAACCTCAAATAACAATAGCTCTAATCAGTCTTTGGTAATTAATAACACCAATAACGTGACTGTAGAATCACGGAATGATATGGGTTATAGTTTGAATCAATTGAAAGAACGGGAAAATACACAAAATGAACGAACTAAAAAACGATTCTTTGGGTAATCAAATTGTTACCGAAGCTCTTGAATGGCTCGGTACTCCTTGGTTTCATGGTCAATCGCTTAAAGGGATTGGAACCGATTGTGTAGGATTTATCGCTGGCGTAGGGATTGAAGTCGGATTCTTGCCCCATGATTTCATTATTGAAAACTATGAACGGATTCCCCGGAATAACTTCTTAGTCAAATTTCTTGATCGGTTACTAGATAGAGTTGAAGGTGATTTGTGTAAAGGAGATATTTTGATGTTTCGTAAGTCAGGAGTAAATGGTCATGTGGGGATTTATCTGGGAGATAGTGAGTACATTCACGCTGACTCAATAAATGGCGTGATGAAGACCTATATTCATGAATACCCGCCTGTACTAATTTATCGAGTACCTACTTTAGGAGTGGTAAAATAATAGAAAGCTACCTTTATCCCTTTGCCCCAAACAGAATGACAACGATACTTAGAATAGTACAGCAATTTTTAGACTCTGGCAATAGTGATAAAGCTAGAGAAGAAATTGATAGAGCTTTCGGCAATCTGAAAAAGGTAGATAGTCATGTTAGAGAGTTTGCCGCTCTGTTGACACTGGGATCGATCGAAGCTTTAGAAATCGGATTAGGAGTATTGGGACGTAAGCTTCTACAGAATGACAGCGAGATTAATAATGAGGTTGTTTGGTTATTTATTGCGTCAATTTTATCTCGCAATAGTATTCCCGCTGATAGTCCATCTAGAATCAGCCTACTTGTTCTTACCGCTTCTGTCAATAGTTGGGAATTACCAATTTTTGCGCTTCTTGCCCCTGCCCTCGACGCTTTTTTTAAAGTTAGTCTTGCGGACGGAACCCCTTTAATTGCCGAACAAACTCTTGATTTTTTGACCACTTGGGGAAGAATTTATGCTAAAGCACCTCATGTCAAAACGCAGCTTAAAAAACTTCAATCTCTTAGTAATAATCTATTAGAGCAAGTGGATGACTTAGAGTTAAAAGCTGAATGGTCAGAGGGAATTAATATATTTTTTGAAGAAGCCAGTACAACCAAATATTCCGATAGTAATGTTTTTTATGCTGGTGAAGACTTAATTAGGGTCTGCTGAAAAAGTTTTTCGGTGGTGGTAGGGTGTGGGGTGTGGGGTGTGGGGTGTGGGGTTTTACTGGTTTTGAGGTGGCCAATTACCTAA